CAACAGACGAAGGAACAGTATCTATTATTATTCCGTCACCAGAGTGGTTGCAAACTCACACAATTGAAGAACTTGCAGCAAAAGATGTTCCTGCTGGCAAGCCGTATAAAATTGTAGATGTATCTGAAATTCCAACAGATCGCACATTTAGAAACGCATGGGAGTACACAGCATTATGAGTATTATTATAAACTTTGAAAAAGCACAAGAAATTACAAAAATAAGATTAAGAACTGAACGAACACCTTTGTTAATAGAGCAAGATATTTTATTTCAACGTGCATTAGAAACAGGAGCAAGCACAATAGATATTATAGCAGAAAAACAGCGATTAAGAAACATAACAAATTTAGTAAATGAAGCCACAACTTTAAATCAACTTAAAACACTAACAAGCTACTAGATAATAAACCTTAATTATAACTATGACAAACAATAACACTAATAAACCCTTCTCTCCATCTATAGCTTTGCAGTGGTTACAACTAATTGTATTAACAATAGGAGTAGCTGGTTTTTTTACTGTGTTAGGCGGTAAAAATGAAACAATAAATAGAACAACATCAGACCTCAGTGAACTAAAAAACATTGTGCAAGATCTTGTAAAAAGTCAAATTACATTTGCTGTGAATGATGGAAGACATCAAGAAATGTTAGATGATCTTCGTATAAGAGTGTTTGATTTAGAGAAAAGGAGTATTCGATAATGCCATTAGAGTTAATCAGTTTGTTAGGTGGTGGTTTAGCTGGGTTTGTCTTTCGATACCTTGCTCAACGAGCATCAGATCAAAAGGAAATGTTTGTTCAACTACTTGCAGTCAATAAACAAACAACCGAGAACCAAGACAAGGCAGCCCTCAGGGTTCCATTAGATGTTGGTAAGGTTGTCCGTCAGACCATTGTGTTGGTTGTGTTGTTTGGAACCATTGTGGCTCCATTTGTATTGCCTTTCTTTGGGGTCCCTACCTTTGTAGAAGTCGATACAGTTAACCCAGAAGGTTTGTTTGGTATCATTCCCCAATACAGCCGTAAGGTTTTTGTTGAGGTGAATGGGTTTCTTTACACGTCTGAGAATCGTCAAATCTTGGTATCCCTAGTGGGCTTTTACTTTGGAACCGCAGCAGCAGGAAATAAATCATGAAATATATTCTATCTTTAATGTGTTTAGTTGGCTGTTCCACAGTCCCTATTCTTGTCCCTGATGCATCTCGACCATCGGTCATGGAAACCGTTATTACCCATGGGATTGATAAGCCTAGTTACTACTGGGTGTTGTGGTATGTACCTGTATTAGTTGTTGTATTGGGTTGGTCCTATGTCACCTTCATTAAGAAAGGCACTAAAGAATGAGTCGTAAACAAACAGTTAATAAAATTTATGATAAGCTGCTGAACGCATTACTGGAGGATCTATCCGACAGCTCTAAGTGTGGTCCTGGATTATACCAAGTAATCCGTGGAGTCATGCAGGACAATAGAGAGTTATTGGACAGTATTCCAAGTGATTCAATGGAAGCGGTTGAGCGGAAGATGGCTGCTTCTGTTCCCTTTAAGTTTGCCTCTACAAACCCAGCACCCCTTCAGTAAGGCTGAGGTGACCTATGATGCGTTTGTTCCTGCAGGGGCTACAGATGCCTAGGGTAACATAAGAAACGCAACACAGGAGATCCTAGAAAGGATACTAATGAATGTACCTCAAGAGGTGTTAGATGACTTTAGAAATCATCTATATTTTTGTTTCAAGTATTTAGGTCTTGGGTTACCTACCCCAAAGCAGTATGCTATGGCAGAGGTTCTTCAGAACGGCAGTAATGACTTTTTAATGCAAGCTGGTCGTGGGGATGGTAAGTCTGTTATCAATGCTTGCTTTGTGTCTTGGAAGATTCTTAAAGATATTAACAGAACTCAACTTGTTCTTTCAGCTGCTGGGGATAAGGCTATTAAGTTTGTATCTCAGGTTCGTCAGACCCTAGCTTTAGTTCCGTATATGCAACATTTGATTCCTCAGGAGTTTGAGAAGGATTCGGCATTCGGGTTTAATGTACATGGTCGTACTAGAATCAGCCAAGATCTTTCGGTATCCGCAAAAGGTATCACCAGTCAGATCACAGGATCCCATGCAGATGATATCTTGTGTGATGATATAGAAGTACCTGAGAACTCCGATAGCCCTGCATCCCGTGAAAAGTTATGGGATAGGTGTATGGAGTTAGAGAATGTAAGAAACAAAATAGATGATGCAACTATCAGATTCCTAGGGACACCTCAAACAAAAGACTCTATATACAATAAACTTGCAAGTCTATATACAGTTGTTAAGTTTCCTGCTGTTATGCCTGATATAACATCTCCTCAGGATTGTGAGAATGTTCATAAGTATATCCTTGGTTTAGAATTAGAAGCGGGTCAATCAACTCAAGTAGAAAGATTCTCTGATGAAAGACTGTTGGAGATTGAAGCAAAGATTGGTCCCAGCTTATTTGCATTGCACTATAAGCTTGATACAAGTTCATCCGACAGTAAACGATATCCCCTCCATCTTGCAGACTTGTTAGTATTAGATGTTGATGTTGATATCTTTCCTACTAAAGTAACTTGGTCAAACTCAACACAGAATAAAAGAGTTGCATCCTTTGGTATGCGTGGTGATATCTGTTATGAACCCATGTGGGTATCTTCGGATCATACTGATTATATGGAAACAGTATTGTTTATTGATCCATCAGGTCGAGGAGAAGATGAGACAGCTTTATGTGTGGCATCCTTTGTCAATGGTTACATTGTGGTACATGAGTTGTTTGGTCTTCAAGGAGGATATGATAATATTACTTTACAAAAGATATGTAAGTTAGTTATCCAATACAAGATAAAGAAGATCAGTTATGAATCAAACTATGGTGATGGTATGTTTGGTCAGATACTGAAACCAGTCGTTGCATCTTCTTGTGGGCAAGTTGCCATCAAGGAATACAAAGTAACTGGGAATAAGGAGAGTCGTATCTTGCGGACACTGGAGCCTGTGTTTGCTCAGCATCGTTTAGTGTTTGATACGAAAGCAATTCAAGACAAAGAAAATCAAATACAAATAACGAGAATAACAGAAAGACGGGGGTCATTAAAACATGACGATAGAATTGACGTATTATCTGCTGCTGTGTCTTATTGGGCTGATGCCATTGCAATTGATCCTGATACCGCTATTAAAAAGAATCAATCTGATGAACAAAAAAAGATCACTAAAGACTGGATGTCCAATAAAAGATCATTAGGTTTACTTGGAGAGCGCATCAGTGGAGCTGTGTTATTGAATGGTCAAGAAGTTGGAAAGAAAAAATCTAAGTTTGGTACTTCAATACTAAAGAGGAGACAATGAATGCAGTCACAGGCATCGGTCCCCGCACAGGGACATCGTGGGTCATGGGCAAACTGCAAGAAGCAGGGCTTAAGGTCAATGGTCATAAATTCCTACCTGACCTATTAGTGCCCAAACATAACCCACAAGGTTACTGGGAGTTAGACCCTGATGAACCAATGCCAACCACAGGCATCAGTAAGTTATGGGGTATCTGGCATAACACAAATGTCAATAAGGTTGTGGTGTTAGAACGAGCTGATACCAAAGCACAACTAAAGTCAATGGATAAAGTTTTAAAAGATGAGTTACTGCTGCCGAAATGTGCATCACTGTGGAAACCTGAATGGACATCTAAAGCAGTCTTATCAATGTACATTACAGCAATGAATGAATGGCTAACAACAAGAGACTTAGAAAAGACTATGATAGTTTATACTGAGAATCTAAATAACGAAATAGACAATATAATTAAATTCTTACAGGAGGATAACTAATGGGAGTAGCAGCAGGAGTAATGGGTGGGCTTGCTTTAGCGCAAGGAGTAATGGGTGCTTTTTCAGCAAGCTCAGCAGCATCAGCGCAAGCACAAGCACAAAAACTACAACAACAACAAGCTAATTTTAAGAATGAATGGGCACATGCAGCTGAGCAACGAAATCAGATGCGTCAGTTCCAAGCAAACCTAGAAAGAAATGCACTGATTGAACGTGGTGCTAATACAGATCGAGCACTAGCTGAATTGTATTTAGATAAGAACTTTCAGAATGCAAAGGGAACCTTATCAAAGCAAACTGCAGCAACCAATGCTCAGTTTCTTGGAACAATGCAAGCACGTGGTATGGGGTCAACCTCAGGTACAGCAAGAGCATTGTTACGACAAAACATGTCAGCAGTCAGTGCAAACATGATTGCACTTAAGACAAACTATAGGCAATCCTATAAGGATATTGAAAATCAACAAAGCCAAAAGCTGGGGCAAAGACAATTTTCTTTTCAAGAACAATCAGTCTTTCTACCAGTTACTGGGGGTATTGCAGATTCATCATCAAGTGCATTAACCACAGGTCTTATTAGTGCGGGCATCCAAGGTGTTGCTGCTGGTTACTCAGCAAACCTACAGTATGGTGGTGGTGGTGGTGGTGATGGTGATTATACAGCGTCTCCATATTTTGTTGGACCACGACAATAAGGATAAAATATGTCACAACTAAACAATAACTTTTACAATGAACTGCAGAATATTGCTTCTGCATCTATGCCAGTTACAACTACAAACACAAACCCAACAAACATTGAAGAAGGTTTATCAAAACAAGCTACAGCTAGACTAAAAGAATCAACTGATCTTGCAATGCAAATGTATCCATCAGAAGCAGGAGAAAGATTTGATTTCTGGAAGAAACAAAACAAACCTGAGAACATGGATCCAGCAACAAAGGACATCTATTGGAAGACTTATGAACAGATGCATCCTGAAGGTATTGTTGGGGCTAAAAGAGATTTCGTAGATGTTACTAAGAGAGAGTTAGATGTTATTGGTAGTAATGTTGGTAAGGAGTATTTCCTAAGGGATAGGTTGGTG